ATTGCACCGGTACTGGTAGAAAAATTTGGGGCTAAGGCGGCTAACGCTATGGGCCGTAAGTCTGTCAAAATGCCTGACGGGTCAACGTGGGAAGTGAGGGCGGCGACACCTAACTTGCACGGCGGTTCCCACGATTTAATTGTTATAGACGAATTGTGGAACATTTCTAGTGAGGTTGTGGACACGGCGTTACGCCCCAGTCAGATTGCGAGACAAAACCCTTTGCTGTCTATGTGGTCCACGGCGGGCGACGAATCTAGCGTGTGCATGATTCAGATACGGGAAACAGCGTTAGCGGAAATAGACAACGGCGAAACGGGACAAGTGTATTTTGCGGAATACAGCATGGCGCCTGGCGCTGACCCTCGACTAGAAAAAAACTGGTTGGCGGCTAACCCTGCTATGGGTGTCACGGTGACGGTTGAAGCGTTGCGGGCCGTATCTAAAAAAGACAGTTTCTTACGGGCGCACCTTAATTTGTGGGTGTCCGCTAGGGGCGCTTGGCTACCTGTCGGACTGTGGGACAAACAGACAACCGATTTGCCTATGCCTGCTGGCGGTGTGCTAGCTGTTGACACAGATTTAGCAGACGGACGATATGTCGGTGTCAGGTCTGTTGTGCATGAATCTAAAGCGCATGTAATCGTTGAATTTATGGTGGATACGGAAGACGCATGCTGGGCAGAAATTGGGCGGGTCATGACAGACACCCAGACGGCCCTAGTTATAACACCGTCGCTACATTTGCATTTGCCAACAATTTTGGAAAGGCGAACAACAACGATTGGTTACGGCGAACTATTGAAATATTCTGGCCTTATCCAAAAAATGGTTGTTGAGGGCAAAGTCCGTCACCGTGGCGAATTGGCGTTAGCGGAACATGTCAACCGTGCCGTCCTAACTAAGACGGGTTCCGGTGTTGTTCTATCGTCGCAGAAATCCCCTGGCCCGATTGAGTTAGCCCGCTGCATGGTTTGGGCAATAGCGGAATCGTCACGCCCTAAAGCGGTAGGCAAACCAATGTTTGCTGTATCACGGACACCGTGACTATCGGTTGCGCTAAAGTTTGCCTAGTCCTTGCCTGGCGTCGGGCTGGGCAGGGACAACCCCCTAAAGGAAACCAACATGGGAATATTTACTAGCAAAGTAACTAAGGCCGCTGTTAGTCCGCAGCCTGAAGTAACCGCAGCTGCTGTTGGTGGCGCCTACTATTCAAGCCAAGTCGCAGGCCCTAACCTAATCGGTGATTGGTGGTCCTATCAGGCGGGAACGTTGCGTAACCGTGCAATGTCTGTGGCGTCTATTTCTCGAAGCCGTGACCTTATGGCGTCCGTGTTGGCGTCTATGGATTTAAAGATGTGCAGCGAAATGTGGAACGGTGAGGAAATGGAAGAGGTGCCAATGGCGCCTCGAAGCTGGTTGCGCCAACTTGACCCCGAAATGCCAAACTCATTTACGTTTCCTTGGGTATTTGATGACCTATTCTTTTTTGGGCGTAGTTTTCTCTATATCACAAGCCGCACTAAAGACGGCTATATGGCGTCTGCAACCCGTTTGCCACAAGGTTCAATAACGACGCCTGACGCTAATGGTCCCGTCTGGTTTGGCAAAAGCAAAGAAATCTATTTCAACGGTGGCGCTATAGACCCCAACGATGTCGTACAAATTTACAGCCCAACGCAGGGCATGATTTTTATGAGTGAACAGACAATAGATACGGCGCTTAAGCTAGAAGCTGCACGTAATCGCAATGCGGTTTCGGCGATTCCGGCCGGGACGCTTCGCCAGGTCGGGGGTGAACCCTTGTCTGCTTTAGAACTTGCTGCACTAGCGGAAGCGTTTAACCAGGCACGCATGTCTAATCAAACGGCGGCCCTAAACGAATATTTGACTTACACGGAAACGACAGCGACACCGGACAAAATGTTGTTGATTGACGCAGCCGAATATCAAAGTCGTGAAATTGCTAACTTGTGCAATATTCCCCCGTATCTATTGGGTTTATCAACGGGCAGTTACGCATATTCGACGTCAGCGTCCGCAAAAAGTGACCTTTGGACATTTGGATTGAGTATGTACGCGACGGCAATAAGTGCAGCGTTATCACAACAGTTACCCAGGGGAACATACGTTAAATGGGACGTTGACGAAATGCTAGAAGTCCACCAAATGTCTAACTATGAACCAATGCCACAACAAAACACACAAGAGGAAATTGCATCATGATTAAGTTCACTTCATCTACTTTTACTGTTGACGCCGCAGGCCCAGACGGTTTGCCTCGACGCACCATCACGGGTATTGCTGTCCCGTACAACGTATTTGCAACGGTGTCCGACGGAACCATGGTGCAATTTGCGCCAGGCAGTTTGCCCGTGGACGGCAAAGCACCAAAACTTTATATGTACCACGATTCAAGCCAGGCAATAGGAATTGTTAGCGAAAGGGTAGATAGCCCTGAAGCCATGTATTTCACCGCTACCGTTTCCAACACCCGTGCCGGTGACGAAGCGTTAGTTCTCGCAGCTGACGGCGTTCTAGATTCCGTGTCCGTAGGTGTCAATCCAACTGAATTCAAGTTTGATGAGGACGGCAATATGACCGTGATTCAAGGTGAGTGGGTAGAACTGTCTGTCGTCCCCATCGGGGCATTTGCGGGTGCTACCATAACCCAAGTAGCAGCTTCTGAACCTGACACGGAACCTGAAACCGAAGCCGAACCTGAAACCGAAAAGGAAACCCTCATGGAACTTGAAGCCGAAGCCGTAGTGCCAACCGCACCAATTTTTGCTAGCGCAAAGCGTGAACCACGCCTACCAAGCGCTTTTGAATATATGGCAGCAATCCACAAAGGCGGAATTGAAGCCGCTAACGCTGTCAAGGTTTGGGAGGACTACCGTGCCTACCACAAGTCACCAATCGAAGCCGCAGCTGGCGACGTAACCACAACCAACGTTGCCGGTATTGTCCCATTGCCGTTGTTGGGTCCCGTTTTTGCAGACATCAACTACATTTCCCCGCTTTTGACAGCCGTAGGAACACGGGCCATGCCTGGTGGCGGAACTGGTGCAACCTTTATCCGTCCTACTTGGACCACGCACCCAACCGTCGCCGAACAGGCCGCACAGTTTGACGCAGTATCGGCAACAACCAGCGTTATTGCTTCGAATACCGTCACAAAAAAGACGTTTGCTGGCGCAACTACTTTGTCGTACCAGTCTGTTGATTTCACAGACCCTGCCGCTATGGCGGTTATCATGCAAGACCTTGCAGGACAATACCTGCGGGCCATTGACAACTTCGCTTGCGACAACTTGGTTACCGCCGCTAGTTCCGATGGCGTCTGGGACTTGACCGTTGCCGACCTTTTGAAGTCAATCTACGATTGCGCCGTTACCACGGTTGCAGCGACAAACTTCCTGCCAACCCATATTGCTGTTGACCCCGCCACCTGGGGTTTGATGATGCAGCTGACGGATGACCAAAAGCGTCCGATTTTTGGTTACACAGGCGGTGGCCTCAATGCGTTTAACGCAATCGGTAACGGTGGCATTAACGCTTTCCAAAACGCCAACCCGCTTGGATTGCAAATCGTCGTTGACAACAACTTCGCCGCCAAGACCATGGTGATTTTCAACAGCAATGCGTACGAAATTTACCGTGCAGACCGTGGCCTACTGTCCGTAGAAAACCCAAGCACCGTTTCCCGCACAATGTCAATGTTTGGTTACGCCGCAACGTTTGCTGCTAACAGTTCAATGATTCGCAAAATCACCCAGGCATAGTCGAAAGGCGGTTAGCCGCCCATGGCTGTATATCAAGTTACTTTTCATCAGCGCATAGACGATTACGCTGTTGTCCAAACTTTGACGGAACCTGAACTTGACTTAGGTTTGCCATTTATCCTGGCGGGCTTAGGTCATAGTTTGAACGGCACACACAACGTTTACGCTTTACCGCCTTACCTGTTTACGGGTGTAGACAGTCAAGGCGACTTGCTGTTTAATTACAACGTGCCAATACCTAACCAGGTGTTGTTTTACGACGCAGGCGACGATTTAGAACGCAGCGCCGCTATCCCGCAAGGAACATTGACCTACACGGAAACCTGCACCTGGGTATTGGGTCCCGCTGTCGGCACTTGGCTTGGAATCGCATTATCTGGCGTTGACGAAACCAGTTTCTTAACGCAATGTGCGTCGAGCGCTTCCAACTTTATTTTCCGTCGCAGGCAAGAATCGGGTTACACAGACAGCCTGACCACTTCGCCTGGTAGCGATGTCACACTTGCAACAACAATGTATGCGGGCGCCCTATACCGTCAGCGTGGCGCCATAGACAATTTCGCTAGTTTTGATTCAATGGGAACGGCAATGTCTACGGGCCTTAGTCCGCTAATCAAACAACTTGCCGGTATCCCTCGACCAGCGGTTGCCTAATGACTGTTTACACAGACCTTTTCAATGAGGCCATAGATGACCTTGCAACGAAGCTGGCAACGGTGACAGGGCTACGGGTTGTCTTTAACCCTGAACAGATAAACCCGCCTTGCGTTTTTATTGACGCACCCGATTTTGAAGCCCTGTCTAAAACCATCGTTAAAATGAGTTTTAGCGTAAAGGTGCTGACATTAGGGCCAGGCAACTTGGACGGCTTACGCAACGTTTTAAGCATGTCTGCGGCGCTTCTCGCAAGCAATGTGGCTGTCAAATCTGGGCGCCCTGGCTTTGTTACCGTTGGCGCACAAACTTTTGCCGCCTATGACCTGACCGTAGATATGCAGGCCCAATCATGACCTACCGAATTGTCAGCAATCGCATAGGGACACCTGGTGACATATACAAACCTGAAGCAGGCGTGAACGTCGAGGCGTTGCTAGTTCACGGTTTTATTGTTGAG